CCAAAATTAGTTGACCCCGGTGAGCCAGCAGTAATGTCAAAACTGCTGTAATTAAATTCTTGGCTATTACCACCAAAAAGACCTTGCTTTCCTTGCGTTCCTTGAATTCCTTGCGTTCCTTGCGTTCCTGTCGTTCCTTGCGTTCCTGTCGTTCCTTGAGTACCAGTAGCTCCTTGAGAACCTTGAATTCCTGTAGTTCCTTGAGAACCTTGACTACCAGCGGTTCCTTGTGTTCCTGTAGTACCAGTAGTACCTTGTGTTCCTACAGCTCCTTGAGATGCAGTAGCTCCATCAGTTCCTTGTGCACCCTGTGCCCCTTGTGTACCCAAAGCACCTTGAGTCCCTTGACTGCCTGATTGAACTTTAGACAAGACCCAATTCTTGGTTGCGGTTCCGATTTCTCTACTTTGTAATTCTTTTCTTAATTGTCTACTGGGCATTGGAACTCCTCACAAGGAACATGTGAAAATATATAGTGGAGGGATTAAGGCTCCCTCCGAGCCTATCTTAATTTAATTAAACAATAATCTAAACTAAGTATCTAACCTGAAGCACCGTTGATGAAAATACATCCAACTTCTGGGCGTATAATCTTCAAACCGTATCTCATAGACATGTATGAACCAACAATTCCAAATCCGGGATTTGCTTCTTCAACTGTCAATGGTCTTCTTTCTACATAAACCATAGGTTTAGTTCCCAAATCGAATACTGCGAATCGAGTTGAAGGAACCCATGCGTTTACAACAACTGTTAAACCGTAGATGCTTCCTACGACTCCTGTTCTTGCAGTCTCAGAGACTGGTGAACCGGGCATCATAGCAGCGGTCGTTGGGTTTTGAGCTGCACCAGCTTCTCCTTGTCCTGCTGTGAAAGCAGTTACGAAGTCACCGAGGTCCAATAAGGACTTGTAGTGAGCTGGGGAAATGAACAAGTGAGTTGCAGTGTATCCACGTGCACCTACTCTGTCAATTCCGTCTGTTATGTCAGAAAGAGCGAGGTTTCCAGCAGTGTCGCCAGCTGCACGAACGTAGGAGTTTCGTATTAATCTTGTGGAACTTTCGTTACCATAAGAGTTTACACGTGAACTTCCGCTGTCAATGTCTGCGGCTACGATTCCAGTTCCGTAGAATCCAGAGTATGGATTGCTTGCGAAAGTGGTGATTGCTGATTCTGCTGTAGTTTCGTCGATTTGGATGGTTCCAAATGTTGAGTTAGCTGCGTGAGCACCGAAGACGACTTTCACAACATTGTCTGTCATGTGTCTGTCTACAGCTCTTCGAGCTTCATTCAAAGCCATTTCTACTTCGTTGAATCTTGAATCTTCAATCATTCTGCGGGTTACACCTACTGCTATACCCCATTCTTTCACAGAGATACGCTCGGAGCGTAGCTTTGTGTGTTGGTATTGCGGGGTGGTTCCCTCGTCAATTTGTTCTAGCTTCATGCTAGGTCTGTTTAAAGTAATATCAATATTACCCCCTGTGTCAGTAGTCATTGATTCTGCAAAGAATTGCATTACTGGAAGGTCTGTGACCTTGTAGTCCATTATTGCGTCTTTGTAATCAATCAATACTCTTTCACCGAGTCCGCCGTTGACGGACCCTGTGTTCAGGGTTGTTAGTATACCGGGTGTTGCATCAACCATGTTAATCTTCTCCTAAGTATTTAACCCCACAGGACCAATTGTAATGAGGCTGCACCTGAGTGCGCACCGCTTGGGTCGATGTAGGTTCCTACAGCGACTGCGGAACTTGCACCGGGTCCTAGATTGCCGTCAGCTAACGTTGCGACGTGGTCGCCTCTTCCTACAGTTCCAGATACGTACATGTTTAATACAATACCTTTTCCTGTTATTACGCTTGCTATGTTTCCAGATGCGGCGTCAGTAAAAGCGACTCCAACAGGCATAACATTATCTGCTGATGCTATTGTGTCTACTTCTCCATCTCCACCCATTTGAAGGGCATATCCTGCGGTTATTGCGCTACCAGCTGTGAAAGGAATAATCCTTGCTGGTGCACCACCATCATTAACTAAAATCTCTGTTGCCATTTTTAGTTCTCCTTAATATCCTTGAGGATATTCTTGTCAAGGGTAATTCTACCATTGACCATCTTTACGGCGAATTCTCTTTCGGTTTCAGCAACTGGTGCACCTTCTGGTGCTTTGCCTTTTCCGAATGAGCGCTCGACGTCTGCTTGAGGTTCTGGTATTGCTGCCAAAGCCTCGCTGAATCCAGTCAGCTTCATCTCATCCCATGCGGAGAGTTCCTCTACACGAGCATCCTTGTTCTCTTCTGGTATAGTACCAAATAAGAGTTCTTTGGATATGATTGCATCAACTGCTGCTAGTTTTCTAGCTTCTGCTTCTTCTGCGGTTCTCTTTTCTTCAGCTTCTTGGAACTTCTCTAATTGTTTTAGAGCATCCTTGTACTGTTTCTCGATTTCCTTTTTGGAAGCTTCTGCCTCTTCTAGCATTGTACGCAGTGACGCGAACTCGCGCTCGACAATGTTCTCTGCATCGGATTTCACGTTGGTTTCTTTAACTTCTTCAGTCATAATTTCTACCTCTGTTTTCCCGTCTTCACATTCACATGCTGTGTGTTCACCACCACAACCGCAGTCATGGTCGTCATCCTTAACATGTAATTCACATTCCGTTTCTATTGTACATTCTTTACAGACGGGGTCCATCGATTTATTATCGATAAAACTTACCTCCGTGGGACGTATTTTAGTGGCGAATGTATCGCCCATCACATCTACATCGTTTGAAAACCAATCGATGCTTACATGTGTCATGTCCCCGTCTTTCACTTTATCCATTGCTTCTTGACCTCTACCATGTGTATTATTAATGGTGGCCAACATTTTCACTGCTGTCTTTCCGTTATCCATCTTGATTAGCTCAGGCTCAGTAGCCATGCCGATTAAATCCTCAGCTGTTCGTTGATGGTCTATATAAATGGGGAGTTCGCTGAATNTCTCTAGACTGTCCTCCAGCATACTTCCCTCAATATAAACTTTTTGTTCTTGCCCATCTGCCTCATATTCATGAGGGCCGGACGTAATGGCGATTACGGGAAATTCCACGGTGGTTACCCCGTCGCTCTCTGTAAGTGTAAAATCCGCACTATCTTCAACAGTTAATGCAAATGACCTACGAACTGGTTCTTTGGGGGTTGTCCTTCCGAATTCCCGCTCTACGCCATTTTCCTCAGCCCAAATACTACACATATTCTGAGCTTTCTCGGTGTGATTATCAAAACCACGATTTTCTAGCGTTTTGCTAACAGTCGTTACACATTTGTCGTATGTCATTTTCTATCTCCCGTTGCGTTTGCGGACGGCTTGTTGCCTCGGTTTTGTGCTCTCGCACTTTCTTCCTTTTTATCTGTATCCTTTCCACCAGATACATTTGCGTTCTTACTACTCTTAGTAGGTTTAACTTCAGCTTTTCCTTCTGTAGTTATTTCTTCTACTTGATTCTCTAACACTTCTGCCCCTTCAGGGTCAAGACCTCTCTCTTCCCTTACTTCACCGGGCGACAACACTCCTTCAGACAGATAAATCATATCAGTCTTTGCTTTAGTAAACGCATCTTCTACATTGATTTGCCTAAACTTAAACTTAGCTTCACCACTTTCTAATTGTGGTAATAGCTGAGCATTTAGGGCTCCTTCAATCATTGTTTGTAAGTATCTAACATAAGGCTCAAAAATAGGTCGAGCCTTTTCTGGGTCAGTCCACATTTGTCCTTGGCACTTTTAAGCGCCATGTGGATTTTGTCTAATATATCATCGGTATATTTACCATATTCGAATGCTCTTTGTGTGCCCTGCAATTCTTTGATAACTATATCGTTACCNTGAATAATATCTTCACCGGGCTCTAATCCATTAAAAGCACTAACTATCTCATTAATTTTATCTGGACCATATGGCATATCTGGTAGACCACATGATATATCAAAACGTGATGTAGCATATTTATTTAGAGCAGCTCCTATGTCTCGCTCTGCATAATCTTTTAAATCTACTAAATAGAGAATAGGATGAATATCGCTTAATCCATAAGCATAGTCATCAAATTCATTATTTTTAAGTTCTATTATCTCATCGGCTTCAAATCTAACATTTTCTTTATCAGCGCCTGTATCTTGATAATAATACATTATTTGTCCATGTTCGTCGCGTTGCACATACATATTCTGAGAAGACCTTACGACTAAATTGTCGCCTGTCCACTCCATATATCCTGTTCCAAAAATACGTGCATTCCTTACCCACGCATATAGAGTCTGCTCTATATTTATATCCCTAAACATTTCTTCCACTTCTTGTCTTAAGTCGTCATGTTCAGTTACTATATCAAAATTATCTTTGACTGCGTAAAAACAAGGAAGGTCGATTAATCCTCGAACTATTGGGTCAGACAAATATACATTCATATAAGTTCTATTGTTACCTATATGGGATTCATAATCCTTTATCTGGTAGCCCCCTTGTCTCTGTAATTTGATGCGTTTTATAATACCCGCACCGAAACTACGTGGGTCATCTTTTTTAAACGGCGGATTGCTTCCTGTGGTTGCAAAACGTCGCCTAATATTATCTATCAACGACATGGCTATTTAATATTAATATAATATAGTATATAAAGCTTTTGTTATATATTACCTAGATTTGGTTTATTTAGGCGCATATTTCTTCTTTTTACACGTGCAAAGGGCGCTGCGCTTCTATTTGACATGTGTTTTCCAGCCGCTCTATTCTGAGAAACATTACCTCCACCAAACGAACCACCAGCAGACGCTGGAAGCATTGTAAGTGTAGCATGTAAAGCAATAACACTACTATCACAGTAATCATCATGTTTTCCATCAGGTGCTGCTATCCTTTCTGTTTTATTAGCTGCATCCATAACGTATTGTAACTCTATATGTTCTCTTATCCATTTGTTAACACACTTAGCTGCATATCCTGTTAAGAACTCAGGATTAGGAATCTTTACTCTTCTTTGTTGAATATACGACTGATAATCTCTATAGGCTTGAGTTTTACTACCTTTTGGGCCACCAGTAAATACGAACGGTATAAAATGTATAGAAGCATTTATGCACCCCACCCGTAAATCTTGTTCAATAGCACCACCAATACCAGTAGCGTCGATAATGACCCTATCAGCACCCAGCCCAACGGCAACGTCCATGATACGTTGACGCTGATATGGAATATCGTGTCCACCTGTTCTAGGATTGATTTCTTCAATGTAGATAAGCCTTGCATGATTAGCTTCTTCTCCCTGCTCCAATTGCCAACCAGAGATAACAGTAGAATTAACTGACTTCCCAATGTCAACACCAACAGTGATAGGTAGGTCACCTTTTCGAAACGACTCCAAGTTTTCGGGATAAGTAATGTCATGTCCATCATAGCACGCTTTTATTTTGCTTGGATTAAATATATTCGATACACTCTCTACAAACTCACATTCATACTCAGTTCTCCAATAAACTGAATCCTCTCCCCATTCTGTCATTTTATCTAACATTTGTCTTTCAGTGTAAGGAGCCTCGTATGCTGCTCCCGGTTTCACTGCATCCCTCCATGTATAGTGTAATCTTGTAAATGTTTCAGCATAAGCTTCATCATAAAGGTAACGCCACATATGGTTATCTTTAGATTTATGTGTCCCTAAATTAATAAAGGGAGCTTTGTTAGAAACTATAGCTGGTTCTACATTATCAATAAAAAGCTTATCGTCAATCAACGGAGATTCGTCAACTATACAGAATGTTGGATGTTGTCCACGTATAGCTTGACCTTGATTACTTGGGGCTAAAGGTGCACGTCTCATTATTGTACCACCTTTCATTGTAATACTAGGTTTGTTATGGAATCTATAATTCTCAACTAGACTATTTAACATGTTACTATCAGCGAAATGTCTATATACATAATTAAAAATTAACGCTGCTTGGTCCTCTGAAGGAGCTAGAACAAATATTAAATCTCTAAAACGATTAAAGAACATGTAGATAACTACTGCTACTGACAGGGCGAATGATTTTCCACTTCCACGCGGAGCTAAGATAGCTACTTTACGTTGCTCTCCATCTGCTCGATGAATTAATGATTTAACGATAATATCTAATTGAAGAGGGCGTAACATTAGAGCTCTTTGTTTATTATCTAAAAGGTATGATTTACAAAAACCTTTGACAAGTGCAAGCATTTTCTTTTCATCTTGTCTACACTTTTCGAATATATTCTCTAATTGTCTTGAATCATAGGCCCCTTTCCCCGTCATCGCGGCTCTTAGGGTCTTTGACTCGTTCTTCACTGTCATCGTCATCTACTAACTCCATCATCATTGAAGCGAAATCTTCGCTATTTTTCTCTGCTACGGTAGGGACTTGGATATTCAACGCTCTGAATTCTGTATGTATGTCCTTAACGATTGCATTTCTTTGGCGCAAGAGCTCTGTTCTAGCGTCAACATCCCGAATAGATACAAGAACTTCCGCCCACAAAATATCTTCAAGAGCAAGATTGCGCGCCAGCAGCAGGACAAGCTCTTTATGACGTTCATATTCAGCCTCTCCTACTCTCTGACGTAATCTTTGCTCGTATTCCTCTACGTTCAAAGTGCTTTGCCTTCATCAAGGCTGGCCTTGACTTTGGACTTTACTAAGGCAGCAAGTTCATCATCTTTTTCATCCCAAGCTGTAATTAATACATTACGGACTAAAGAGTCTTTAACATGCTTCTGTGCTGTCTCATCAAGCTTATCAAAAGCTTTCATCTGGGCTTTGGTTAGATTTGTATCTAATAAATCCATCAATTCTGCTTCATTATTCTTTAAGTATTTAAAGACTAACGCCTTAACTGCTGGTACTGTATAAGCGACGTAAGCGCCTAAAGCTAATACCAGTGCAGCAAGTGCTGCTAATAATGGGTCGTCCATTAGTGCGTCTAACATTCCAGATTCTTCTACAGTGTCCAATAAAGCAGTAAGGTTACCGTCATCAGAGGTATTGTTATCAGCTGTATTGTTTGATTCTGCTGTATTATTTGTTGTTTCATTCATATGTTGATATCTCCATATATGTTGGGGTCTCTCTTGGACACTGGCGAATGCCGTCCTATGAAGCCTTGGCCCTAGCGAGAGCGCCCATAATAATTAGGTACTCCCAGTATATAAAGCTTACCTATAAGTTAGCCTCAATCCATGTTTTAGTTGAGTCTAAAAGAGCAAGTTGACGCGTATAGTTGTCACATTGTAGTTCATCTTTAGTGTTAAGTAAACTACCTGTAGACATCAAAGATGTTAGTTTATTGGTAACATCATCTATATCTGCGTCAATCACTGTTAAAATTTCTGCTTTCGTTATTGCCATCTAACACTTCCATCTTCTACGTGCTTGATTGATTCTTGAATTAGGGTCGTTTTGTGTTTTCTTAGAACTTCTCTTTTTCTGTCCTGCTGACCTAGCACAATAAGATTTACGTCTTTTGGCAGTTTTACTATCTTTCTTAACTTTACCTGTAACTGCTGTTTTGAGTTTAGAACCGGGATTAGCTCTT